GGTCCATGTCGGGCTTCCGCTAATAGCCTGCCCGCTTTGGTTTACCAGATTCCACTCTGGCAATGATGACGTTGGGTTAAACAACGGCATTATGTGAACTCCGTGACCAATGCCGCGCCTGAGCCGTTCGCAGCCCATATTCCAGTTATAGCGCCGGTAAACCCATAAGGCACTTCATAATAGCCAATTGCCGTTGCGGTCGCTCCGCTAATGGCTACCGTGAAATCTGTTGCGGATGCAGTGCCGCCACCCAGCTTCAAATATAGTATATTTGCGTCGGTGTTGCTGATACTCACACCAGAGCGGTTGCGATTGGCCGCAATAATGGTTGTTGACGAGTTTGCGCTACTAACGCTCGTAACGGTCGCGCCAGCAGCACGGCCTTTGATGTAACCAGTGACCGACATATCAAATCCTTATGAAAAGTGGCGGGGACCGAAGCCCCCGCGCACAATCATTCTTCAGGTTGTTCTTTCACCACTTTGCGCTTCGGCTTTTCCGGCTCTGCCACCAACTCCATCCACGATCCCGGCTTGTCGTCCCAAGTGAAGATGTCGCCGGGGTTATACCGGATGCCGTTGGCGTAACCTTTGGCCGTAGCCTTGTAGGTCTTAGCCGCCATAATGTGCGCCAGTATTGGTCTGCTTGGCAGCAACAACGCCAGCGGTCACAGTGCCCGCAGTCGGGTTAGTGCCGGTGACATCATACTGAAGGCGCAGATAACGCTCATCAGCGCCTTCCGGAATGTAATCCGGAAACTGAAGAAGCGCACCAGCAGTAAGCTGTGCAAGCAGATAGGTGACACTGGCCACCGTGGTTGCGGATGAAAACGAGGTGTTGTCATCAACTTGAAGGTTGATGGTCAACGAGGTCAGGTTGTCAAACGCCGTTCCAACCGAAACAAACAAAGGAATGCGGCAGCCAGGACCAATATCGCGAACCAGCGCAGAACCCCCATAGGGAGTTCCGGTTGCGCCGAGATCGATATAGTTCGTAGAACCAGCATCGCCAGTGATTGCTTGCGCGTCGGAGAAGAGAAGGGTTGAGTCCAAAATCATTTCAAAAATCCTCTTCTTACGTCAAGCGGGTTTCAGTGTTGAGGAGATTGTCCGTGTCGCGGATTGGGATGCCACGCCAAGTCATAATCTCTTCACCCTGAACTTCCATCGGACGCAGGCGAACAAAGTTGTCGCTCGAAGCGTCGTTGGTGCTTTCCGCGTCCAGTGCTTCAAGCATGGTGCGGTTCATGTAGATGACAGTGCGGGTCGCACCGATCATCGCGCCGCCGTTGTCCTTGTTGTAATTGCGACGGCCTTCCAGCTTGTAGTAAGCTTTGCGCATCAGCGGGTTCAACTGAACCGTGCCTGCAATCACATCCGAGACTTCGATGTTGGCCACGCGGGCATTGAAGCGCCAATCCTTGACGCAAACGCCGACATGCTGACGGAACAGTTCTTCCTTCACGTAGTAAGGATTATTCGAACCGTCGAGAACGCGCTGCTCACCCTTGTCTTCACGCTGGATGCCAGCAGTGATGCCTTCAGGCACAATCAGCGAGGTCGCATGATCGCCATAAGTGACAAACCAAATCGAAGTGTTGTCAGTGTCATTGCTGCCACCATCAACCACATTCGGGCTTGCCAGCGTCGAATAACGCGCCGCCAGACCATGAAACTTCTTCGGGCTAACGCCAGCGTCAGCGTAGAAGAAAGCGTCCTCAAATTCTTGCGACATCGCTTCAAGGAACGGCTGCGCTTCCGACATGCGGACAGCAGCAGGGTCTTTCGAGATGTCAAGCAGGCGCTTGTCAACGGTCGAAAGACCCTCCACGAAACCAGTCGTGTCTTCCACCTGTTGAGTGGTTGACTTGCTTTGCGCAATACCGCTGTAAAGCGCGCCCCACGAAACCGAGGGGAGTCCAGTGCGAATGGTGCTTACGTGCTTTGTGCCTGCGTTGCAGGTAATTACGTTAGCGTCCTTCATCACTGGGTTTAGAGTGTGCAGCGCCTCAACCACATTTGCATCAACGCCACCATCGGGGCCTTGACGCTTCATCAGGTCGATAAGCTGCAAGTAGGTGTTACCCAAACCAGCCATGTCTTAGCCCTTTACGTCTTCAGGATACATTGTGGCCGCTACGTTCTCGACTTTACGAGCCGCATCGCCCCGCTCAAATGAACCATCCTCAGAAACAAGCTCACCGAGCTTCCGCGCCAGGAAGATCATGTGAGGATTGTTGCCAAATCCGGTTTCCTCCAATGCCTGTCGGAAAGGATGACCATCCTTGAACCCGATTGCATCAAAGCCCTTTGCGGCGAGGTGCAGGGATTCATCCCATTTTGCCCCGCCCACTTCTGGATCGGCCTTGGCTTCATCAAGCCACGCCTTGCGCTTGGCCTGCCCCTGAGCCACCAAGTCGCTAATGATTGTCTCGCCAATCTTGTCGGCAAATTGCTTTGCCACCGGCAACAGCTTGCCAGCCTCTTCGTTCGACAAGTTCAGTTCACGGAAAATTGGGTCAGCGGCCTCAAGCATTTCTGCATCAAGCTCGACACCTTCCAGCGTCAATTCGTATTTTTCGGGAGCCTTGGAAGCAACTTCCTCAACAGTCTCAGCCGAGACTTCTTCAGTCGTCTCTTGAGGCGCGGAGCCAAGCACAGTGGTTTCAACCTCATCGGCTGCCACTGGTTCGTTATTCTCCAAGTTCGTCATATCTTCCGCCACGGGCTTTCTCCTTTGATGGGGCGTTGATTGCTTCAAGAATGATTGCGTTTAAGGTCGCGAGCGCATTCGGTGTGCGCAGCGGCTCTGGCTGGCCTTGATCGGCCCAACGCAGCAAATCGAACCCCAGACTACGCCGCCCCTCAATCCAGTTGAGGTCGCGGCCTTCTTGTCCGTTGGCTGCGTCGAATAAACCGGCCATTTGAATCGCTGTAAAGAGGAACCTGCGAAACTCAGGCCGCGCTAGGAGAAGGTCTGCGTCAGACTTCATGCGCCCGCCAAAGTATCAAGCAGCGACTTGTCGCCCATGTCGGTTTCAGCCAGCAGGCGGGCTGCGTCAGCCCCGTCTTTAACAGCGGGCATCATCGCGGCAGTCTGTTGCATCTGCGCTTGCTGCGCACGGCCTTCACGGATTTCCGCTACTTCATCAGCACCGCGAATAATCTTCGCAGGCGAACCAGCACGATAGGCGTATTCGTCAATCAGTTCATCTGTATTGAGCTTGTCCAGAACCTCAGGGACAGCACCAGCCAGATTTCCGATAAATGCCGTAGTGCGCTCAATCTGACCAAGGCCAACCATGCGCTGCATTTGCGTGAGGATCGAGACAAACTCGACCTTGATAGGCTCGCCAGCCAACTCTTCAGGCGGCGGAGGCAGCAAACCGCCCCTCGTCATAATGCCAAAGGCCCGGTCAATAGCGATTTCAAGCTTCTCGTTGGCAACGCGCTCAATAACAGGGCCAAGCTGTGTGAGCTTTTCCTCATTGCGCGAGGCAATCTCTTCTACATTGCGCGGCTGTATGCCCTGCATGTTGGTGATGGCGTTGAACAGGTCCGCAAAGGACAGGCTGTTGATCTGCTCCTTGCACTTGACAATCTCGTCGCCAATCGCCGCCACAGCCTGATAGGGCATCTGATAGGGAACAAGTATCTGGTCCTTGTCCACGTTGGACGCGGAAACGACATTGCGCGGCTGTCCGGTCAAACGAACGCCGGGAGGTGCAATCTTTTCAGGATGCACCATCATGTCGATAGCTTCGTTGCGGCGCTTTACCTGTAGCTGCAATTCACGCAGCGCAGGCAATGCCTCCATGCCGGGGGAATAGCCGTATATGTCACCGCCAGCTACGTCCCAACGCGGTGCCCAAAAAGGCTGCTCTTCAAAGCCAGAGACGCGCAGGACGCTATCAAAGCTGTCACCAGCATCCCAATAAACCGAGCGCCAAGGCTTAGAGCCTAGCTTGCCGGGAACATATTCGTCATTCGGCTCGATTGCGTGATAAACGTCAACCATCTCGTCATAGCGAGACTTGTCATAGGACTGCTTGACGCGAGTGCTTGCGCTGTTGCCAAATGATTGCACAACTTGGCGCACCGACATCGGGCAGGAACGATACAAAGCCTCCGGCACATTGGCATCGGACAGCCCTATCCAATACTCCCCAGCAGTCAGGCTATGGCACACAGCGCCCCGTGACACGTGTTCCTGCATCACACAGGCCTCAGTGCCGAACAGGCCCATCTCAGCGTAGCCAGTCTTTACCGCGCTGTAGAAGTTGGTTTTGGCCAAAAAGCCATACATGCGGCGCTCAACTTCACTCAGCCACTTTTTAGCCGCCGCGCTTTCCGATAAGTCTTCATCCTCAAGTTTCAGCGAGAACCACGGACGCGAACCAGACGAAAGCCCGCTTGTCATACCGTTCGTCAATGTGCGGAATGCTTCGATCCCGTGACTGTCCAGCAATTTGCGGTTGGCTTGACGACGCCTGCCGCCCTTGTTTGCATCGGTCGATAGAAACCGCGAACGTGCTGGCTGCGCAAAGCGAGCAATGTCCTTCCACTCCGTTTCATAATCGGTGCGGATTTGCTTCATTCCCGTCAAGCGACGGTCCAGCTTGTCGCGGAGTTCCTTCATCCGAGCGTCGGCTTGCTCACATTAGGTGAACCAAGAACGCCTTGCGGGCTGGTCATAATTCCAGCCATGATAGCCCGACGGCGCATTGAAGCGTCTTTGCTGATCGGGGAACCGGCATCGGGCAGTTTGACGGCCTGCCGCTCAGGGATTGTCGGAACCTTAGGGGTTTTTGGCATACACAAGGCGCATTCTCCCAAATGATGGGAAGTGATATGGCCTTGCGCGCTAGGGTTGAATCGCGCCTAAACTTCGCGAAACCTGTCATATTCTTTAATCGGTGGCGGTGGCATGGAAATCGGAACGCCTGTCCGCCACGCATCCACTACAGCAGGATAATTCCTCCTAACCCAATCGCGATCTAACCCGCAGTTGCGACAATACTGCTCAAATGGCATCGAGTTCTGTGTATCTGTCGATAGCATGTTTGTTTCCATAATTTTCGGGATTGAGGTAGCTTGGCATAGCCCTTGGCATTACCGGCTGCGCAAAGGTGCAGGCAAGCGCGTCTGCATCATCGGGGGACGCAAGCCCCCGCTTTTTCATATCCTTTTTACGCTCTAGTTGGATGCGGGTTTCATCCGCTGCAAAGGAATATAATGGGCCGGTCAGATCATCCTTCAGTTGCTGGTCATCAGGAATAGCACCAATGCTGAGCCATGAGCGCATATTCGTCCATATTTCAGCGCGCTTGTTTGCTGTCTTGACCCTCACACCCGGCGATAATTCTGCGTCTCGCCCTTCCCCGCCGAACCAAACCTCTTGCACATTCTCCACACCAAGTTGCCGCAGGCGGTCAATGATAGCTGCGCCGATGTTTCCGGCATCGACAAAGATTGCGTCAGGCTTCCATTTCATAGCTTCTAGCGCAATATCACCAGCCAGTTGCATACTATCCTGCTTTTCCCATCGCTTCCAAGGCCGCGACTTGGCATCTCTACCGCAACGAATAGCAAGTGTTGAATGGTCGTCGCCAAAACGCGCACAATCCACACCGAATATGACAGGATCAGAGCCTATTGATTGCGGTTCACGAGACATAGCTGCGTCCACAATGTCCGAGCCGATAAATTGCATGGATGAAGCCGAAGGGAACATTCCGCGCACACGCACTTTGGCAATGTCACTATCTTCGCCGTAAGTATCGCATATCTCTTGAAGATATGCCTTGTTTGTCCCCTCGACCGTGCGGCTGTCAATTTGGCGGGTATGCCACAAGTGCCGCATCTTGCCAAAACATTCACGAAAAGCCCCGCTGTTTTGCGTCGGGTTGCCAAACGCTATCCATATTATCTCGGTTTCTTCGTCCGTAAGCGCGCCAAGGATGACTTCCCACACCTTGTCAGCAATACCCGAAGCCTCATCAAGAATTACAATAAGCCGCTTGCCCATGTTATGAAGGCCAGCAAACGCCTCAGTGTTGTTCTCAGACCATGTTACCAAGTCAGCGCGCCAACTTTTGTCATGCCCCTTGGCGGTGGATATGAGGGCAGTTGACGTTGACTTGAACCAATCACAAGTAATTGCCAACCTTGCCCATTTTGCAATTTCCGGACTTGTCTTTGTGAGCAATTGGCTTTCAGTGTTTGCCGTAATCACTATGCGAGTATCTTCGCACGTATCCAGCCCCCATTTTGTCAACATCGCGATTAGCGCAGACTTGCCGATGCCGTGACCTGAAGCAACAGCAATCCGCAAGGGCGTGAAGCGGGTTTCCGGATTACTCAAATGATCTGCGATAATTCCGAACGTGTCGGCTTGCCACGCTCTCGGACCAAGGCTGTCAGCAAGCTCCGCGCCCCCCCAAGGGAACGCATAAAGCGCATACCCCAACGGATCATGAGTGAATGAGGCAATGTCACTTACAAGCTCAGAAATAATGTCAGGCTTTTCCATCAAGCACCCTTTGGCGACTTGCTGCCATTGCCTCTGCCAAACCGATTTTTTCACCGCCGCTGGTTAAATCAACGCGAGCGCCATATTTGCGCGGCGCAATCATTTGTGCATACTTGAACCGCGTCTCTACCCGCAGTTTTGCGCGAGCCACGCTTTCAGGATTATACTTTGCTTCTCCGTCCTCGGTTTCCTTGTAATCATCCTGCTTGTCATCAGCTATGGTTATGCTTTCGTCCATCAAGGCCTCAACACCATTCAGTCTTGCGCGCGCGAGATTCTCCCTAATTTCTTCGTCTTCCATGTGCCATCGCCAAAATGTTGCTGACGTAGGAAGGTCGTCATCTTCACGCAAAACCTTGTCAAGCGATTGGCCAGAGGCAACGCGAGCATAGATTATGGGCAGGCAGTGTTCCTTGTCATAGCCTTTTGGTCCCCGCCTGGTTTCTTCGCCCCCTTCACCCACGGTTCTTTTCCACTTCCCATCCTACAAAAACCAGATCAGCCAAAGCATCGCTTAACGACACGCGCCGCTCAGTTGCCCAGGTTTCTATCTGCTTTGCAATTGACGGTTCGCGCTGGCGGATTGTGTGCTGTGCCGGTGTTGGCATGTCCCTTGGCCTGTCTCTCCAATGCGGCGCGATGTTTACGGGCCGTGCGGTCCATTTGTCTGTTGCCACAATACGCACTCGACGCGAGCGTTGGAATCGCTGGACCTCGATCAAGCCCTTGGCTTCTAACCGCTGGATTATCTGAACTGTCCCGCTAACTGAATCGAAGTCAAGTAATGCGCGTAGATCATCAGCATTAGGGCAAGGCTCACACGCTTCAGCAGCATCGACCAGCGCATCGTAAACCCGCTGCTCGTTCTCGGAAAGCGTTTGCAACATTACTTGTCTCCCAAATGCTGTTTGACGTAACCGGAAATCATGCCGCGCTTCCGATAAACATGTCGCCTTGACGTTGGGCATCCTCGATCCGCTTGCAGGCTATGTCGAAATACTTAGGCTCGCGTTCAATGCCGATGAACTTGCGGCCCATATGGACGGCTGCAACGCCAGTTGTGCCGCTGCCCATGAAGGGGTCTAGGATGGTTTCGCCGTGCGGAAGGTGGCCGAGGCACCATTTCATTAGCGCAATCGGCTTCTGTGTAGGATGAACCC